TCAATATCTGCGGATTAGCAAATGCTTTTAAACCGGCAGCAGCGCCTTTCATTACGCCTGCACCCATTTGTCCTACAAAGTTACCAATTTGTGCGCCTGCTCTGCCGCCAGCTGCTCCTGGTTTTCCTTTTGGTGCTTTAGGTGTACCGCCGCCTGTTGCAGCGTCACCACCACTAAACATTTTACCAGCTATATTAGATACAGTTCCTCCAATTGCAGATTTAAATGCACCAGCTAATGCACCTGTAACTGCTTTAGCAGCAAATAATGCCCCTATGCCAACTACTATGCCTGCAACTAAACCTTTGTTTTCCCAAATTTTTCCTAGCCCGTCACCTAACATTTCAAATATAGTACCAAAAGGATCTTCTGAAAACTTTGTAAGCATACTTGCAAAGTATTCTGTTGCGCTAAGTAGTTGTTCTGAGAATGTAACTAGTAACTCAGATAACTTAGCTGCCATTCCTGATTCTACAAATACATCAACAAATGCTTGACGTACTTGCATTAAGCTATCTTGGAATGTACTAAGTCCTTCGTTGATTCTATTACGTCTAGCTTGTTCTTTTTCTGCTTCGGCACTATCAAAATTACTATCAACAAACTTACGCATTTCGTGAACACTATTTAGCATTTCACTAAAGCCTTCTTGTTGCAATAGTGCAGAACGTGTTGTAGCATCTAAACTATCAACAAATTCTAATAGTTGCGGTCCACCGACGTTTTTTAGACTATTAAAAAATTCGTTTTGTGTTATTTCACCTCTACCAAACGCTGCTGCTGCATCTGCAACTGCCGGGCTTAACGCTGCTAATTTTTTACCAAGAGGTGTTTGTGCAACACCGTCAGCAAGGTCTTCAAGTGCATCGCCAAATCCAGGTAGTAGTTTTCTAGCTGCTGCCATACCTGCTAAGAAATTTTGTCCACCTTGACCTCCAATAGCATCTGCAAGAGCTTGTAAATTACTTTTTGCTGCCATTGCAGATATTTCTTCTTGCAGTGCTTTTCTTGATTGTCCGGTTACACGAGCAAGTCTATCTAATTCTGTTAGATACGTCTGTGAGCCTTGCACAAGTTGCTGATTACTCATTTGACCTGCACGACCTAGCCTTGCCTGTAAGTCAATGTAGTTTCCTAATCCTTCAGTAAGTTCTTCAGTAGTAAAACCCATGTTTAGCAATCTTCTGCCAATATCACCGGCTCTCATATCTTTAGCAAGACCAGCAAAAACTTTTGCACCTTGAGATGTAGTATTACCTAATAAACGCATACTATCTGCATTTTGCAAAACTAGGCTTCCAAACATATCTAAAGGTAACCCTGCACTTGCTGCTACTTTACGCAATTCTAATAAATCATTGCCGAATCCAGCACCAACATCTGATAGTGTTCTAAACGTATCTAAACTATCTTGTAAAAATCCAGTTAACATACCTAGGCTTCCGCCTATAATAGGAATATGCTGTGCAAAATCTCCTAATTCGTCTCCACCTGTAGCAAGTTCTTTTACAAAGTTTGTTGTAACACCAGCAGCAGCACCCAAGGCTTTGCCGAAATTTTCAATTGTAAAGGTTTTCTTTAAAACCTTTCCTACATCTTCCATAATAGTTGTAGTTTTTTCAATCTCGTTAGAAAATGTTTTAAACGTTCCTGTACTATCTTTAGCTGCTTTTGCTAGAGCCTCTAAATTCTTTTTGCCTTTAGTATCAAGTGACTTAGCTTTTTCAAAAGCAGAAACAAGTCGCTGAAGTGTAACTTCAGACGCAACGCCGTCTTTTCCAACATTGGAAATAATTACTTCATCTTCAGCCATATATTAACTCAACCTATTAACTGCGCATATAAATAATAGAGATACATACTACTATACACATGTATTTATGCGGAGTAAAAAGTGGTGGAAAAAACTAACCAAAATCCTTTAGGAAAATACTTTAGACAACCTAAAATCTATATAAAATTACCAAGTAACGGAAGATTTTATGATCCTGGTGCTCTAGAAAAAACTGAGACAGGTGAATATCCTGTGTTTGCAATGACAGCACGAGATGAACTATCAATGAAAACTCCTGATGCATTATTAAATGGACAGGCAACAGTTGATGTAATTCAAAGTTGTATTCCAAATATAAAAAATGCATGGGCAATGCCTAGCATTGATCTTGATGCTGTACTAACTGCAATACGTATTGCAAGTATAGGTGAAACAATGGATATGACAGTGACTATACCTAACACAGAAATAGAAACTACTTATACTGTTGATTTACGTAGAGTTTTAGATAATTTTCAAAATATAGATTATAATAATGTTGTATATGTAAACGACATGGCAATTCATTTAAAACCGTTAAACTACAAAACGTTTACAAAAAATGCTATTAAAACATTTGAAGAACAGCGTATTTTTAGTATTGTTAATGATGAAAATATGACAGATGAACAAAAAATTGATTTGTTTTCTAAAAGTTTTCAAAAATTAACAGCATTAACAGTTGGTGTTGTTTCGCAAGGTATTGAAAAAATTGAAGTCGAAGAATCTACAGTAGTAAATCCTTTACATATACAAGAATTTATAAACAATGCAGATACAAAGTTCTATAATGCAATTATGGAGCATATGGAAACTGAAAAAGCTAAATTTGATATTCAACCAGTAAAGATTACAACTGACGAGGAACAACAAAAAGCAGGTGCTCCAAAAGAGTTTGACCTTCCAATAGTATTGGATGCAGCAAATTTTTTCGTATAAGGATTCTAACATGGCCAATTGATCGTATTCTTGCAGAAGTTAAGAATATGGAAAATCAATCTAAGAATATAAAATTAGAATTGTTTAAATTAAGTTGGTTAATGCGTGGAGGTTTAAGTATAGATGAAGCGTTTGCGTTAGGATCCGAAGAAAGAGAAATAATTGGTGAACTTGTTAAAGAAAATTTTGAAGTAACTAAAAAAACACAAATGCCTTATTTTTGAGGTGCTGGTTTAAATGGTTGCTTTGGATTTCCTGTTGCTCGCACTTTTGGCTTAACTAATTGTGTTTTTATAACATCATTTATTCCAGCTGCTTTTATTTCAGCAGCTAATTTTTTAAGATCAATATTTTCTGGTTTAGGATCTTTTTGTAATTTTACATTACTTTGTACAGAAATAGCCTGTATTAAATCTTTGTCTAATCCTGCATCGTATAATATATCGTATATACTGCCAACGTCTTTAGGACGTCCTAAGTTATTCCAAGCAGTCATTAATTTTTTCTGTGTAATTTTGTTACCTAGTTCTTTTCGCACCGGAGCAGTTTTAGCTGCAACTGCTTGAGCTCCTGCTTTTGCTTTGTCTACACCAGTTTTCATTAGCCCTGCTGCTTTACTTGCAATATTACCAAATGGTCCTTCTTGTAAATAAACTTCGTATGCTTGTTCTATAGATTCTTTTCTGCTAATCACTTTGCCTAATGCAGTTTTATTTGATCCACTTTCAGCAGCAACTTCAGCAGCAGTTTGGAAAACTAATTGAATTTGGGGAGTACTTAATTTTTTTTGTAATGTAACTTCTTGTAACTTCATAACAATGCTGCCAATTCTTTTTTCTGTTTAGGACTTAGTGCATCTATTTGTTGTTGCACTTGGGGAGAAATTTTTACTTTAGCATTAGGACTTTTATCAGTTGGCATTGTTTTACCGGCATTAGGATGATTACTTTGAGACACTGATTTTGAAATAATAGTTTGTACTTGTTTATCTGATAAATCTTTTTCGATAGTCTTTAACAGCTCTGTAGGTAATCCTTGTTTAGCCATAAAATTTGCAAGTGTCTGAGCGTCAACTCTATTTTTATCTATTTTAGCAGAAGCAGCAGCACTTAACCAACGACGATAAATTAAATTAGTTTTTTCTTTTCTATCAACGTCACCTGCCATACTTGCAGCAGTACTTTTTGCACCTAGTTTAGCAGCAGTTTTTGCTCCTAACTTTTTAAGACCAGTACCTAAATCACTAAATGGAGCTTCGCCGACTAATTTATCTCTACTAATATTCTTAGTAGTTCCTGCCTTCATTTTTTTAGGCATTGGTGTTTTTGCTTTGAATTGTCCTTTAGAACCCTCATGCTGTTTTTCAGTAATTATTTGATTTACTTTCATAATTTTTCCGTTTATAAGCTATAAAAGTATTTATATTATTATGTATATCTACTTCGTAGATATAAGTTTTCGCTAAACGCTCAAACTACTTACACTTCGTTTTGATTAAAGCAGTAGATATGAATTAAAGCAATGTTACGATAGTAACATTGTAATTGCTTCATGTAGATTGTTTCAGTCAGATGGAACCTACTAAGCGGTTCCATCTAATCTTGGTCTTCATGTGAGTTCGTCACAGCCGAGATTCGGAAGTAGGTAATTGTTTATACACTTAGTTCAATGGGCTCTGACCTTACCCAACCTACGTCGACATCGTTGTTTCCAACTACCTCTCGCCTCGTTCCTATTGCTAAAGAGTTTTTATGAACTGTGTTGTGTTTTTCGATTGCTAACAGTCAACCTACGTCAATCCTGCCGCCCTACTACCGGACGCGGCTCAACGTGTACGAGTGTGATTCTCACGTCACCCTTTACTCAGCGGTAATATAAACTGGCCCGCTAACCTTATGTGTTAGATTGTTTTGCCTGGATGTGATGTTCTAGCAATGCCTGTTTGAGCTTGTCTGATCCGCCTACTCTAACATTGATGATACCATTGTAGTATTCATCTGTTTCAAGTACACGCCTATCAAACTGTTCTCTTGCCTCAATATAAGACATTTCGCCTCTACCTTTACATAGGTATAATATTTCTCTTGTAAAGTACTTTTCGCCTAGTGCAGCTACATCTGCATTTAATCTGTCTGAACTACCATAGTAAGTCTTCCAGTCGCTTTCTTTGTAACCTCTACGCTTATTTTTTCTGCCTTTAAGTGGTGGCTTAGTAGTTTTAAATTTTGCTAGTTTTTTGCCTATGTATTTCTGACCAGTTTTTTTATTCGTTATTAAATAAACGAATCCTTCGTACTCGTCTGGTATTTCTGTAATTTTTTTGCCTTTGTAAGTCCAGTGCATATGCTACTTATAGCAAACACTAAAAATTAATTGCCTTTTCGAACTCTAGTAGTATTATGCTTTATATGTATTTCATCTGCTCTTAGTTTAGCATACATTCTGATTTCACGCAAGAATTTTCTGCTTTCTCTGTGTGTTCTAACACTATTTCGAGCTTCAAATTTTTCGTTAGCTTTAAAGTATTGTAGATATGCTTCTACTAATTTATCGTGTACATCGCTCATTCTATAATATCTATATCATTAGCATAACTTGTAAATCCATTTTCTTTAACAACCTTCATAACGTGATTTACTCGTCCAACTAACTCATCCTTATGTGAAATTAAATAAACATTTTTATTACGTTCTCTGCCCATCTTTTTAAGAACTGCTAGTGATCCTTCAACACCTGCTGTGTCCATGCCACTATCAATTAATTCATCAATAAACAACAAGTTGATATTTTGATATAAACTTTCCCAAACGTCACGGAATGCAAAACTCATACCAAGGATAAGTCTGTTGCGTTCGCCTCTGCTCAAGTTATCAAAGTCTAAGTCTTGTCCTAACTGCGTAATCTCAACATTCAAATCGTTTTGGAACAACACCTGATGCGGTAATCCTAGTTTGTCAAGATAGTATGTAAGTCGATTATTTAAATATGCTAGATTCTGATCAATAATTTTCTTACGAATAAAACTATCTTTATTTGTAAGTAATTTTTGTAAAAACTCTTGATGTTCTTTTAAATTTGTTAGTTCGTTAACTATATTCCAATTAACATCAACAAGAGCTGAATTGCTTAACTCATCAATTTGTGTTTGATATGGATCAATTTCATCCTGTTTATTAGTAAGAGCAGTTTTTAAACTATCAACATTTTGTCTATGTTCGTATGCTTCTTTTGCAGTATCATAGAATGTAGTAGGCTTACCGTTAATATCACCGATTTCTTCAAGTGCTTTCATTACTTGAACTACTTTACCTGCAACTTCTTGTTGATATACAGTTGCATCAGAAAACTCTTTGTTCTTACGTTCTGCAATTTCTGCTTTTTTGTCTGCATGTAGTTCTTGCCCACACGTATAACATACAGCATCTTCTAAATCTGCGATATCTTTAGACGCCTTTTCAACACTCTTGTCAGCACGTAATAGTGCAGGCTCTAATGTGCTTAATTCTTTTCTAAGAGCCAAAATAGCATTATTATGTTCAGTCCAATTAGCAAGTTTTTCGTGCGAATCTAACTCAATATCAATGTTTAAATGTTCTAATTCGTCGATTGCAGATGATAAATTATCGCTATCTGTGCGTCTTTTTGATAACCATGCTTTTTGTGTATTCTTTAAACTAGTAATAGTACTTTCAATTTTACTATTTGCAGATTGTATAGCTTCTATTTTTAGAGTTTCTTCAGTAATAGAATCTTTAGTAGTGCGTATTTGTTCTTTTAGCACTTCAGCTTTTTCGCTTAGGATAGTTATACCTAATAATTGTTCGATAATAGCACGTTGATCATTTTGACGCATACTTAAAAACGGTTCTGTATATGTGTTTAATGCAACAATGTGTTTAAACATGTCGTGACTCATATTAAGAAGATTATTGATATGTTCTTGTGTCTTGCGTGAATCACCTTGCGACTCGTCAACCATTTCTTGTTCTTGGTCGTTTATATAGAACTTAAGAATATTAGGAGATCTGCCTCTTTCTATTCTATAATCTTGGCCGTCCTTTTCAAAATGCAATGTGACTAACATGCCTTTTGAATTAGTTTTATTAATTAAATTGTTTCTTTTAATATTAGTAAGAGCAGTGCCATACAATGCATATGACAACGCATTAATGATTGTTGTCTTGCCTGTACCGTTGCGTGATCCTGTATCATCGCCGCCTTGGTCTAAATTTTCGCCTAATACAAGAGTTAGTTGTTCCTTATCAAAATCAACTGCTTGAGTTTGATTGCCAACACTCATAAAATTCTTTACGGTTAAATCTTTAATACGTATCATAGTTCGTTATAGATGTCCAATAGAAGTTTCTTATTAAAACTATCACTATCGATAGCTGATATTTCTTTAGATACAATTTCGTCAACGCTTTCAAATGTTGATATATCTAATTCGGTTGTTATTTCTTCAATTTGTTTTTGCGGTATAAGTGTAATCTCTCTGCACTTATATTGACTAATATAAGTTTCTTTAATAAAACTTGCTTCTTCGTAACTAATCGGAACATCAATAGTAACACGCAAATACATATTATTTTTAATAATATTTTGATCAGGATCAAGAAGTTTACTTAGTGTAGTTGTGCGATACTTAGGACAGTCGGGCCAGTTAATGTACTCTGGCTCTGCATTGTTTTCACGATCTAATATCATCATACCACGATCATCATCCCATGCATCAGCATAGTTGTGCGGAAATGCATTACCTAAGTAGTGTACTACACCTTGTTGTTGACGTTTGTGGAAGTGGCCACTAAACACATAAGATTGATTAGCAAAGTCTTCAGCTCTAAGTTCACCGTGATCGGGCATCTGAACCATTGCATTCATATAAAAGCTAGGAAGTTCAAAATGACCGAAAATATATTTACTATCAATTTCTTTAAGTTTCTTCCATTCTTCGCCTACTAACCACGGAACAAGAGTTACATCGTCAATAGTAGTAATCTCGTCAATAAATGTAATACCAGGAATATATTGTGCAAATGCTGTTGAATTTACATCACGTTTGTCTTTGTAGTATAAGTCGTGGTTACCATCAAAGAAGTAAAACTTTTCAAATGCAGAACCTAGTTTTTCCATACAACGTATTGTTGCATCCATTGTAGTAAGATTAAGTGCATTCCTATTGTGATGCCAATCTCCACAGAAGATACCAGTTTCACAGTTATGTGCCTTGGCTTGTTCAATATACCAGTCTATAAAGGCTTCGCAGTCGTCATTATGCATACGACTGTTGCCTTTTAATCCAAAATGAATGTCTGTAAAGACTGCTGCTTTTTTAAACAAATGAAGATCCTTCTATATACGATTACATATACAATTATATACGATTATATAAGATTAGTCAAGAGGTTTATTTGATGCCTTGCTCTCGTTTTACAGAAGCTTCCCATTCTCCTGCATGTTGTCTAGTATAACTAGGATCTAATCCGTTTTGTTCTAAGATGTCGTCTCTAATGTTTTGATTGCGTTTTTCAATGTTGATAACACGTACAAATGAGTTTGTGACTGCCGCTGTGTAGTAAGCAAACGGGTTGTTTGATTTGCTTTCATCAAACTGTAAACCAATTTGAGCAAGTTGCAATATTGCTTGTCCACGCATTTCATCATTGTAGGTGTATCCTCTCACATTTCCTCGTGTTGCGTATCTTTCACACAGTTTCATCCACATCATAGCAAGGTTATTAGTTGCTTTTCCGTGATCTTTACTAAAATAACCGTTTCCCATAGCACCAACCCAATGGCTTTTACCTACACAGTATAATTCTCCTTGATCATTAAATTTATAATGTTGAAAGGGAGGAAAGTTTAATTTTGTTTTTGTATCTGCAACTGTTTTAGGAGTTTTCTTCCTTCCAGGTTCGTCGGGTACATGATCAAATGTCATAATACGAAATATTAATTCTTCTTTTGTAATTTTTCTATAATCAATTTCACATTCGGCTTGTTTTACTTTTTCTCCAGCTAGTTTACGTGCTTCGTACTCAGCATTGCCTAAACGTTTTGCTTTATTGCGTTTTGCTTCTGCAATAGTTCTAACATTAATTTTTTTAATTTCGGATAAAATTATATCGTATTGTGCATAGTCTTTTTCTGTATAACTACAAAAACTCATTTTTGATTTATGTATTTCTTTTAGCATATCTTTGTTGTTTAGATAATTTTGTCTTCTCATTTATAGTTCCTAACTAGATTGTATTTACTATATATTATAATATACATACTTAATTTTGTCAACTAAATAGTAGTATAGGAGTTTATTATTATGACCACTAGACGTACTAGATCTTACCAAGCGTATGACCAAAATGGCAAAGAAATAAGTGAAGATAGATTCAACACTCAATACGGAAGAACATCGTCTTCAGCACCAAGAGATGGTATTATGCAGCAACGCACAACTTCTAATGCAGTTTGGTCAGGTTACAATTCTGATTGGCGTGTTAAACTTGGATATAAGAAAGGATCTTATACAGATATAATGGCGCCGTTATCTATCACCGGTGGTGTAGTTTTTCCTTATACTCCTACAGTTATTGTTAATCATACAGCAAATTATGATGCAATGCATCCTGTACATAGTAATTATCCATTTTATGCTTATCAAAATAGCCAAGTTGATCAAATGACAATTACAGGAGACTTTGTTCAACAGACAGAAGCTGACGCAGAATATTGGGTTGCTGTGATGCACTTTTTAAGAAGTGCAACAAAAATGGCATACGGCGAAACATCTAACCAAGGCAACCCGCCACCTTTATTAAAATTAAACGGATACGGACAATTTGTGTTTAATAATATTCCAGTATTATTGCAAACATTTATGATTGACTTACCGTCTGACGTTGATTATATTGAAACAACATTTGGCGGTGGCGGAAAAACATTTGTACCTGTTAAGTGTCAAATTGCACTTACATTAGTACCTCAATATAGTAGACGTAAGGTAGAGCAATTTAGTCTAGATAAGTTTATAAGTGGCAGCTATCTTAAAACAGGTGGAGGATTTATGTAATGGCATACGATTCATCTAGTCCTTATGCAGCAACTCCGTATACAGAAAATTATTTAGATTTTTTACAAGTCAGACCAGTGCCAAAAACAACAAGTGATGTGTTATATACTATTGAACCAATATTTCACCAACGTCCTGATCTAGCTGCAAATTACATATATAATAATCATAAATTATGGTGGGTGTTTGCACAGCGAAATATGGATATATTAATCGATCCTGTTTTTGATTTTAAAGCAGGCACACAAATATACTTACTAAACGGACCATCTTTACGTGAACTTTTAGGATTATAGCATGGCATCAAACGAAGATATTATCAAAGCGGATGTTGCAGGCAGAACAAATGACCTCAATCAAGCAGCACGAGAGTTTAATGACGGCGAATATGGACAACCTATAAGTAGTGGTAGTATAGGTAGTTCGGGTAAAGAACCTAACGAATTAGAACAATTTTCAAATGGAACATTTAAATTTACTTTAGCAGTATTATCAAGTACTCAAATGGCATATCCTGAAAAAACTTATAGAGCAGGTCAAAGTGTAAAGACAATATTACAAAGTGGTGGAGGATTAGCAGCAACAAAAGCTATAACTGCATATGAAGGCGAATCTGGAAGAGTAGAATACTTTATAGATGATATAGACATTGAAGCAATTATTGCTCCAACTACATCACAGCGAGCTACAAATGCTACTAACATTCAGTTTAAAGTAATGGAACCGTATAGCATGGGTTTATTTTTACAAACTCTACAAATTGCTGCTGCTGAAGAATATAGAAATTATCTTGAAACTCCTCTATTGCTTACTTTAGAATTTTTAGGTCAAGATGACGATGGAAATTTTATTGGTAGTGTAAGTAAAAGATTTTTTCCTCTTAAAATAGTAAACATGGATATGAATGTTACTGGCGGCGGCACTGTATATGATGTCACCGCAGTTCCATATAATGAAATTAGTCTTACTAATGCAATACAAACAATGACCAATGATGTTGAATTAACAGGATCTACATTAGATGAAATTTTAGAGTCAGGTCCCCAAAGTTTATCAGCTACAATTAATGCACAAATGATAGAACAAATTAACGTAGGGCAAGGAACTAGACCTAGTGAATTTGTAATTATTTTTCCTAAAGATGTTGCATCTACCAGTGGTAGCGCAGGATCAGCAGATAGCAGAAGTAATATACAGAGCGTACTTTATGATATGACACAAAACGGCAATGCTCCTAGTGTACCTAGATTTAATATTGGAGATTTAGGCATTGGAATTGGAAATTCGACTAATAGAGCAGCAGTTACTCAAAGCTCAAAAGAATATATTGCACGTAAATCAAACATATCAGGAAAATTAAAAGAAAATATAGGTGGCAATATTAATAGTATTGGTAAATCTACACTTGCAAACAGTATTGATGTTCCAGGAAATCATCCTTTAAATAAAGCAGGTTTAACTTATAACGAAGAAACATTATTATTTGAAAATGATAAAATGAGTGTAAGTCATGATTTAAGAACTTACACGTTTCCTAAAGGTTCAAAAATACAAGATATTATTGAAGAACTTGTAATTATTAGTGATTACGGTAAAAAATTTGCCGAACCTCGTCCTGATAGTGTTGGAATGGTTGATTGGTTTAAAATTGAAACCGAAGTATATCCAATAGCAGATGCTGAAGAACAACGTCGAACAGGCACAACGCCAAAAATTTATGTATATAAAGTTGTGCCATATAAAGTACATCTAGCAACAATTTCTAGTCCAACACAAACTGCTCCAGGATTTGAAAGATTAAAACAACTTGCTAATAAACAATATGATTATATCTATACCGGTGCAAATAATGATATATTAGATTTTGAAATTAATCTAAATAACCAATTTTTTAGTGCATTAAGTGCTGACGGTGATGCACTTTCGGCAACTAGTGTTACTTCTACAAAATCTAGTACGAGTGCAACCGGAGAAGCTCAAGCAACACCTAGCCAAGGCGGCTCTTCAGGTCAAAACGGAGGACGCACAGGTAGAACAGGAACACACAGTACTGGTACTATAGGAGGCGGCAGCAGTGAAAGTGTTGCTACTAGAGTTGCTAGATCTTTTCATGATAGTATAGTAAACAGTCGAGTTGATTTAGTTACAATTACTTTTAATATTATAGGAGATCCTTATTATCTATCAGACAGCGGAATGGGAAATTATAATAGTAGAGCTGGAACATTAAATATTACACAAGACGGACAAATGGATTATCAACGAAGTGAAGTTGATATTATTATAAATTTTAGAACCCCAATTGATTATAATGATAATACAGGACTTATGGATTTTCCAGAAGATACAGTTCCTGTAGAACCGTTTAGTGGATTATATAAGGTAATCAAAGTTCAATCAAGATTTGCTGGCGGAAGATTTACACAAGAATTAGAATGCATACGTAGAATTAATCAAGAAGGAAAATCAACAGGACAAAGTGCATACAAACAATTTGACGGAAACGCCGGAGCGTTAGATAATTCAGGAAGAGCAACAGGAACTCCGGCAGCCGCAAATGCGCAAGATAACCCTACAATTAAAGAACAAGTAGCTTTATCAAGAACAGCTCGAACAGAAAATGCTAATAGTCGTTTAGCAGATATTAAACGTGGTATTATACGAGGATTTTAATGAAAGATAAACGCAGTAATAAAAAAGCACTAACTCCTGATTTACATAATACTGGACCGTACGAGGCACTTATAGTAAGTCATCTAGATCCGTATTACGGAGGTGGTTTAGAAGTTGAATTGCTAAAAAGTTCATCATCAGGAAATAGTCCCGAAAAGTCAGGACAGTTAGTAACGGTAAAATATCTAAGCCCGTTTTACGGAGTTAGTCCCCTTGCAGGAAGCGGCAAAAAAGATCAATATAATGCTACACAAAAAAGTTACGGATTTTGGGCAGTTCCGCCAGACATTGGAACAAAAGTCCTTGTAATATTTGCTGAAGGAAAAATTAATCAAGGATATTGGATAGGATGTGTACAAGATACACATATGAACTTTATGGTTCCTGACGGTAGGGCTTCTACTTCTTACAACAGTACAGGTACAAAATTACCTGTAGGTGAATTTAACAAACTATTAGAAACAAGAGGCGACCATCCAACTGCTTATAATAAACCAGTCAACGTTGATTATGCAAATAGAATGTTTAATCAAGGATTAGATAAAGACGAAGTTCGAGGTCTAAGTACTACTTCTGCTAGACGAGGAGCAGTATCTAATGTTTATGGGTGGAATACACCTGGGCCGTTAGACAAAAGACCAGGCGCACCTAAGGTTAGGTACGGCGATAAAGAACACAAAGCTACAATACCTGTTAATCGTTTAGGCGGTTCGAGTTTTGTAATGGACGACGGTGACGAAACACAGTTACGTAGAGGACCAGCTAAAGATACGCCAATGGAGTATACAAATCAACGTGCTGGCGAATCAGGCGGAGATAAAACTTTACCTGCAAATGAACTTACAAGAATACGTACAAGAACAGGTCATCAAATTTTACTTCATAATACAGAAGATTTAGTTTACATATCTCATGGTAGTGGCAGTAGTTGGATAGAATTAACAGCAAATGGTAAAATTGATATCTATGCACAAGATAGCATTAGTGTACATAGTGCGCAAGATTTAAATTTTACCGCAGATAGAGATATTAATTTTACTGCAATACGAGATATGAATACTGTTGTTGGTAGAAATCATAGCGAATCTGCAGGTGATCAGCGAAATGTAAAAACAGGAACACATACATCTTTTAGTACAGGTACAAGTTTTAATGCAAATGCACAAAGTACTTTATCTTTATATAGTGAACAAAGTACAACCTTAATTTCGCAAGATCAGATGACTTTACAGAGCAGTAAAGATTTATTTTTAGGTACAACTAGTAATATGAATATAGATGCTTGTGCTGGTTTAAAAATTACAACTGATGGTGACGGGCATGTTAAAGCAGTTGGTAATTTAATTGTAAATTCAGATGCTGCTATAGATGTCAAGTCTGCAACAAACACTAAATTATCGTCTGGAGAGCAAACAGATATACATGCTGGCACAGCAGCACTTGTAACAGCAGCCGGCGGCGGCTTAGATTTACGAGCTAGTGCAAACATCACACAAACCGGTGCAGAAGTACACTTAAACGGACCAGCAGCTGGCACAGCAGCTATAGCAGGAGATGCAGAAATTGCAGATGCTGCATCTCCAGTTGTTCCAGTTCCACCACAACAAGCATTACAAACAACACGCCGCCCTGGACACGAGCCATGGTATGAACACGAAAACTTAAATCCAGCAGCGTATACTCCTGAAAATACAGAAGCAGGTAAAACACCTATAGATAGTTATGCGCCACAGACTCCTGATACATTTTTAAGAAATAGTAATGTTACAGGTACAAATGCACCTTTAGGAACAGCATCAAATGTATCTGGTAGTGTTGCACCAGACGGCTCGATTGCAGCAAGTAATACACCTGGCGGTGTTACATCCTCACCTACATTAGGCGGTTCACAAATACCAACTGGCACACCTGAAGAAATTGCAGACAAAAAAGAACGTGCAAGAATATTTGCAGCTTCACTAAGAACTATAGCAGGATTTAATGAAGAATTTGTAAAAGCAGCCATTGCATGTGCAAATACCGAAAGTCAAATTAGTGCTACTGAAGAATCAAGTTACAGCGGAACAAGTAATGACAGAATACGTAGTATTTTTAGTGCATCAAGAACTGTAAGCGATTCACAATTAACTGAAATTAAAAAAGATAAATTCCAGTTCTTTGAATTAGTATACGGTTATCAAAGTACAATAGGACCAGGTATGGGCAATAATGCAGCAGGTGATGGTGGAAACTATCTCGGTAGAGGGCTTATTCAGCTAACTGGTAAAGGAAATTATGAGCGTTACGGAAAACTTGCAGGATTAACAAATGCACCAATTACAGACAATAATCCATTTGGTGTTGATATTGTAGATGATCCAGGGTTGCTTCTTTCTGACTTTAAACTTTCGTGTGATGTTTGTGCTGCGTATTTGAAAGATAGGTATAAAGACAAAGGAAGAGGCATATTAGGTAACATGAGACTTTGTATTGCTGGCACTGAACGAGGATATGAATTGGGTAGAGATCACGATCAGCAATTCTTTGCAGTAGTTGATGCAGATAGTACTTGGTATAGTGCTCCTATAGATGATAGAGGATTTGGATAATGTGTAATGTAGTAATACCAGCAAGTGAAGTTATAAGTCCTAACATTCCAATCTACACTGATGAGATTCCTAATGCAGAATCACAGCGTTTTAATTATGACGGCGAGTTTGAACAGAATCTTGAAGGAGACGTTGTAACTAATCAACAATTTTTATCTTATTCTAATCAAAGTGGAAGACAAGATACATCATCAGGAGGCATTCCAGGACAAGAACAAGGAACTATTTCAGGTGCAGAAATTACAGGGCCTGTTCCTCAAAATCCTGGTTATGAAAGACTTGTAGCGTTACTACAAAATTGTTTATCACAGGATTGGACTGAAAAAGGTAATCCGGGTAATCCAAGAATATTGCAGACATATAGAGTATGTAATCAATCATACGAAAGAGATAGTAGTTCTATGGCATTTGCTTGGTGTGCTGCTTATGTAAGTTGGGCTTTAGAAGAAGCAGGAATAGGCGGTTTAAAATCTATGAGTTCGCAAGCATACAAAAATTATGGTGCAGAAGTTGCCTGGCGTAATACATCACAGATTCGTAAAGGAGATGTTGTTGTATTTAAATCAAAAACTAGAGGCGGCGGCCATGTAGGGTTTGTTTGGGAAGTAGATACAAAAAATAAACGTTTCAAAGTGCTTGGCGGCAATCAAGGCGACAATGCAAAAATATCAAACTATAGATTTGAATCAAACAGTCAATACACACTAACTATTAGACGCAACTGGGCAATACCAGCAGAGTTAGATGTACCTATAGACGGATCAACTATTAGTGCTGGTGCAGAAGATAGTACAGTTTAAGGAAGTAAAATGCCACAGAAAAATTTATACAAAACAGTAAAAGTTACTAAAAATAGTAGTACTCCAGATCAATCTGTACAATCTTGGTATAAAGGATTTAGCACAATAAATCCTAATAATAAAACCTACAGATTGAACGATATTGCACTTATAAAACAAGACATTATAAATCATTTTCATATACGTAAGGGAGAAAAACTAAGTGATCCTAATTTTGGAACAATTATTTGGGATGTCTTATTTGAGCCATTAACTGAAGAGCTAAAAGAAGCAGTTATAGATGATGTAAACAGTGTGTTACAAAATGACACTAGAGTTACAATAGAAGAAGTAATTGTAACTGATTATGAAAATGGTTTGCAAATTGAAACAACACTTACGTATCTGCCGTATAATATTACAGAGTCTCTACGTTTTACATTTGATCAAAACAACGGATTAATATAATAGCACTTAACTTAATACGATAAATATTAGTAATTAAAATGAGGAACGAATATGTCATCAACCGATAGACAAAACAGACTTTTAGTTGCTGAAGATTGGAAAAGAATTTATCAATCTTTCCGTAATGCAAACTTTAAAAGTTATGATTTTGATAACCTAAGACGAACTATGATTAGTTATCTACGAGAAAACTATCCAGAAGATTTTAACGATTATATAGAGTCATCTGAATATCTTGCGTTAATTGATATGATTTGTTTTTTAGGTCAAAATCTTTCGTTCCGTATTGATCTAAATTCTCGTGAAAACTTTCTTGAGCTTGCAGAACGTAGAGAATCTATATTAAGATTAGCTAGGCTGTTAAGTTATAATGCAAAACGTAATTTAGCTGCAAGTGGCTTATTAAAAGTCGAGTCAATTAAAACTACAGAAGATGTTATAGATGCAAACGGATCAAATATTAGTCGTCAAAGTGTGTTGTGGAATGATAACACTAACCCTGACTGGTACGAGCAATTTACAAAAATTTTAAATGCAGCATTACCGTCAACAAATAAATTTGGCCGCCCAAGACAGAGTGCTAAAGTAAACAATATATCCTCGCAACAGTATAAACTGAACGGATCGTCAACTGATCTTCCAATCTATAGATTTTCAAAAGTTATTGATGGAAAAAATATTCCGTTTGAAGTTGTTTCAGCTGAACTAACATCTGATGAAATAATTGAAGAACCCCCATTAGCAGGAAATAATTTAGGATTTATCTATAGAGATGATAACAAAGGTTTTGGCAGTTCAAACACTGGATTCTTTATGCACTTTAAACAAGGGTTATTAGAAGACGGGACATTTACAATTGATACTCCGTCAACTAATCAAGTAATTAGCATTGAAACTAATAACGTTAATAATACAGATGTTTGGTTATATCAATTAAACACATCTGGGTTTGAAACTGATTTGTGGGAAAAAGTTGATAGTGCAACAGGAAACAATGCTGTTTACAATAACTTATCGAGTACACAAAAAAATATCTATAGCGTAGTTACACGTTTAGATGATAAAATTGATTTAGTCTTTAGTGACGGAATATTTGGAAATCTTCCTCAAGGATCATTTAAAAGTTATTTTAGAACTAGTGCAAATTCGTCATTAAATATTACTGCTAATAGTATGCAAAAAATTACAATTGACATTGATTATCTTTCTTCAGAAGGAATAGAAGAAACATTAACATTTGAATTAAGTTTAAAATATTCTGTCTTAAATAGTGCATCATCTGAAACAAACGAAAGCATTAAGTTAAATGCTCCGGCAGTTTATTACACTCAAAATAGAATGGTTACTGCTGAAGATTATAATATTGTGCCAAGTACAATAAGTCAAGAAATAATAAAAACAAAAAGTGTAAATAGAACTTCAAGTGGTATAAGTAGATATTTTGATTTAATTGATTCTACAGGAAAGTATTCAAAAACAAATATATATGGTAATGACGGTGTGTTGTATAAAGAATACTATCTAGATAAAAATGGATTAACATTTACTACTCGTAATGATATTGAAAATTTAATAATTAATACAATACAACCAATACTTACAAAGAAACAACTTAGAAATTATTATTATGATAAATTTACAAGAATTGATTTTTCTTTAAACAATTATATATGGACACAGGCTTCATCTAGTACCAATGAAAGTTCTGGATCATTTTCAGATGCAAATTTAGACGGCCTAAGTTTAAAAACTGGAGGGTTTACATCTACTAGTTTAAAATATCTCACTGTTGGATCTATGGTAAAATTTGTTCCTCCTGCAGGCTTCCATTTTATGAAAACCTCTAACAATATTACATTAATGACAAACACAACTAACCCTCATGCAGGCCAAGTTGAATATATTTGGGCTAAAGTGATCAGTATTGCAAACGATGGTAGCAATGCTGGAGATATTGTTTTTAACGAAATTATACCGTCGTTAACAAATATTAATCCAACAATTGCAGAAATCATACCAGCACTTACAACAGTAGTTAGTTCAGATGTTAAATCACAAATGATTGATAGAATTTTTACTTATAAGACATTTGCATTAAGATATGATTATCTTGTTGAGAGATGGAAAATTATTACAGAAGACAATATTAATTTTGTAAACGAATTTGGTCTAGGTAGAGCCGGTGACACTGCATCACAAAATTTAGACGCAAGTTGGTTGTTATTATTTGAAACTAATGGTAATACATACACAATTACTACACGCTCTATGAGATATATTTTCGAATCAGACGAAGAAGTAAGATTTTTCTTTGATGGCAGAGATAAAATATATAACAATAAAACTGGTAATACAGTAATTGATACTATACGAGTATTAAACATTAACACTAAATTAGATGATCAAGGAATTAATCCGTTAACAACAGATTTTGATTGGGAAATATCCGAGTCATATAGAGATAGCGAAGGCTACATTAGTAGTAAAAAAATAGAAGTTAACTTTTTTGATAATGACGACGATGGTGTAGTTGACGATCCTGATATATTTGAACAAATTGTTTTACCAAATATTGATGAATCTGAAAAAATTGTTATGTTAGAAAAATATAATCCATCTTCTGAAGTAGAAGATTATAGATACACAGCCGGTACAAATATTTATAAAATTAATAATTTAAATATTATAATTGAAGGTTACAACGAAGGTGATGTTTTTTACAATACATCAACAAATGCTTTTTATAAAATAGAAAATGGTATATTAAAAATAACAAATGACTATAAATCATATGTTGGCAGATCCAATATTAAATTCCAATATATACACAATGCAGATGAAAATTATAGAATTGATCCTAGTAGTACTAATATAATTGATACTTACTTACTAACAAAAACATTTGATATTGAGTATAGAAAATATTTAAAAGGATCGATAGAAACTGCGCCTTTGCCATTAAGTTCAGATCAATTATTTTTAAACTTTGGACAAACAATAAATCAACAAAAATCACTTAGTGATGAAGTAATTTATCATCCTGTAAAATATAAACCTTTGTTTGGAGAAAAGGCACCTACATTGTTACAAGCAAAATTTAAAATAGTAAAAAATGAAAATGTAGTCATAACAGATAACCAATTAAAAGCAGATGTAATTACATATGTGAATGAATTTTTTGCATTAGAAAATTGGGACTTTGGAGATACATTTTATTTCCAAGAATTGTCAGCATACGTAATACAGCAAATGGCTCCAAATTTAAAAACTTTTGTTATTGTTCCAACTAGTGTAGATCAAACATTTGGTAGTTTGTTTGAAATAAAGGCAGAAGACGATGAAATATTTGTAAATGCAGCACAAGTCGACGATGTTGAAGTTATATCTGCAATAACAGCAACAAGACTTAAAGCATCTGGCAACGTTATTACTAGTGATACAAGTTCTACAGTGGGCATACAAAGCTCAGCAGCAAATTTTAGCTCCGGGGAATATAATTAAGAATGGCATACGATAATAATCAAAATGAATATCCGATTAGTGATGACAATAACAAATCAGATAAGTTTATTCCTAAATATTTTAGAACCCTTCCAAACAAAAAGTTTTTATCAGCAACAGTTGATCAATTAATACAACAAGGTACTGCTGAAAAGTTAAATGCATATTATGGATTAAAAACAGCTAAAGCATTCACAGCAACAGATAATTATGCTACTGAAACAAATAGTTTAAGGAATAATTATCAATTTGGACCAGCAACAATTAGTGTTGACGAATTAGATAATGTAAACTTTTACAAAGATTATATTGATTATATTAATCAAATTAAAAACTTAAAAGGTACTGTTTCGAATCATTCTAATTTAAATGAACAGGAATATTATTCATTTGATCCTCATATTGATTTTGATAAATTTATAAATTATAGAGAATATTATTGGTTACCATATGGGCCGCAGACTGTACCTATTGCAGGCAATAGCATCGAAAATACAAGCACTTATACTGTTACTAAAAAAGATAATGTTGATAATTATTCATATGTATTTTCTCCGAACGGAATCACAAGTAATCCTGATTTAAAATTACTTAAAGGTCAAACATATGTATTTGAAATTAATACTCCTGGCATGCCAATGCAAATTAGAACTCAGCGTCCAGGCACTGCCGAATTTGAATATACTGACGGTGTAACAAATGTTTTTCATGAGGACGGTAGTCAAACACTAACTATTAAAGTTTCTACAACTGCTCCTGAAGTATTATACTATGTAAATCAAAACGATATAAATCAAAGCGGCATTTTTAAAATAATAAATGTTGAAGATGCATCTGAGATTAATGTATTAGATGAAGTTATAGGAAAGAAAAAATATACAAGCGGTAATGGTATTGAATTATCTAATGGTATGAAGATTAGATTTACAGGTACAGTGTATCCTGAAACATATGCTACTAAAGAATGGTATGTTGAAGGTGTTGGTAACAAAATTACATTAATATCTGAAGAAGATTTATATATTCCGACTACTTATAATACAGATGTTAATGTTCCGTTTGATAGCGAATTATTTGATAGACTGCCATTTGATGATGCAAGTGGATACGCTGGCACAAAAGATTATATTGTAAGTAACAGAGCTAGCCAAGATAAAAGTTATTGGGCAAGAAGTAATAAATGGTTTCATAAATCAGTAATAGAAATTTCTGCTGCTGCTAACAATCAGATACCGGTTATTAACGAATCATTAAAAGCAAAAAAACCTATTATTGAATTTGAACCTAATCTTAAATTAAGTAACTTTGGTACTATTACTAAAAAAGATGTTGATTTAATTGATAATGTAACTACAGATGTATTCAGTATCATTGAAGGTAAATCGTCATATAATATTGACGGCATTGATATTGTTCCTGGTATGCGTATTTTGTTTACAGGCGACACTGATGTATTAGTAAAAAATAAAATTTACGAAGTTAAACAGTTACAATTTATTAATAACATACAATTATCTCTTCAAGAAACTGACGATACAGATCCATTAATAAACGAAACTGTTTTAGTAAAAAGTGGTATAAATTTTCAAGGTAAAATGTTTTATTTTAATGGTACAGATTGGGTTGCATCACAAAATAAAAATTCAGTTAATCAAGCACCGTTTTTTGAACTATTTACACAAGAAGGTGAAAGTACACAAACTTTAGAAAATGTATCTCAAATCGGTACAAAGATAATATCTTATAAAACTAGTAGTGGTGTAGTTGATAGCGAACTTGGGTTTGCTCTATCATATAGAAGTATTGAAAATATAGGTGATATAGAATTTGATGTTAACTTACTTTCGGATACTATAGAATATACTGTACGTAATGTTCAGCAAACTGTATCAACGGATAATTTGTTAATTAGAAAATACCATGGCCGCGATACGTTTGAATATAAAAATGCTTGGGAAAAGGCTCCTTATCTAAGTAGACAGCCGGTAATAAATCAGACTATTGCAGAAGATTCACAAACTGTATTTCCTATAGATGTTTATGATAATAGTGCAAACATATCTGATTTGTGGACAAGAGTATACAAAAATAATAAACTTATAACTGATTATACAATTACATCAATTAACAATACTGCAAATGTTATACTTAGTGCCCCTGCATCCAAAGATGATATTGTGTTAATAAAAACTCATAGTACTTCTCCTAAAAATGACAATGGTCATTATGAAACACCTATTAATTTATCAAACAATCCTGATAATTTTAATATTGAGAGATTTACATTTGGTGAAATGAATGATCATGTATCAACAATTTTTGAAGAGCTTGAGCTTAAAGGTAATTTTCCTGGTGTAAGTAAATTAAGAGATGCAGGACTAGTTGCTAAACACGGTAAGCGGTTTGTACAACATAGTGCGCCTATTAATTTTGCAAATTTTCATTTAAATGATGAAAATGCTAATATTATTACTGCAATAGAATTTAACAAACGTGAATACGGAAAATTTAAAAGACAATTTTTAGATGTTGCAAATAATTTAGGTTGGGATGGCGATGTAAAAGAACATGTTGATAAAGTGTTAGAAGCTATTAATATCAATAAAAATAACTC